GTATTTGCACAAGCAGAAAAAGAGAATAGAAATAAAAGATTCTATTCAAGGGATGTATTAACTCCCGCTGTAGATAAGTTCGTTAACGAACAGGTTAAAACTAAGAGAGCAGTTGGTGAACTCAATCACCCTGAAGGACCAACAGTTAACTTAGATAAAGTTTCACATCGCATTACCGAAATGAATTGGAACGGTAATAACGTGATGGGAAAAGCGCTTGTATTAGACACTCCAATGGGTAACATTGTAAAAGGTCTCCTTGAAGGAGGTTGTCAATTAGGCGTTTCAACTCGTGGTATGGGAAGTCTTGAGAATCGTAATGGGACAGCATATGTGAAAGATGACTTTCACTTAGCAACTGTCGACATTGTACAGGATCCATCTGCTCCAGAAGCTTTCGTAAATGGGATTATGGAAGGAGTAGACTGGGTATGGAACAATGGTGTAATACAACCTCAAGTCATTGAAGAAATTGAGACTGAAATTAAAAAAGCTCCGCGCAATGATCTACACAAGATCCAGGAACGTGAGTTCAAAAATTTCCTCTCGTTGTTAAAATAACTTAGAAGGAGTCAAGCATGACTGATCAAATCGAAGAACAGGATGTTGAGCTCAATGAGGATGAACTCGAGGAAGCTCACGATCCTAAGAATGCAGAAGCTCAGTCCGTAAAGGCGACTGCTGCTGCAGGGAAAGCTGGCCCAACGGCCAAGGAACCCGGTGGTGCAGGCGGCAAGGCTGATCCAATGCCAAAGCTTACTAAAGCTGGAATGGTCAACGCCATGTACAAAAAAATGAAAGGTATGAAGAAAGACGAAATGTCTAAATTATACCAAGGTATGTATGGCGAAAGTGTAGAAGTGGATGAGGATGCTGAAGTAATTACCTCGAATCACGACGAAGATCTAAACGTTCTTATTCAGAACGAAGATGGTCTTACTGAAGGATTCAAGGAAAAAGCTGCAGTAATCTTTGAAGCTGCTGTAAACTCCAAAGTCAACGAAGCAGTGAAAGCAAAAGAAGCTGAAATTGAAGCTGAACTTGCAGAGCGTGTGGAAGGCTTGGAAGAGCAGTACAAGACAGAAATCGAAGAAGGTCTTAACGAAGCCAGAGATGGTCTAGTAGACAAAATCGATAGCTACTTGAACTACGTAGTTGAAACTTGGATGGAAGAAAATAGACTGGCCGTTGAGAAAGGTCTAAGAACTGAAATTGCTGAGACATTTATGAATAACTTGAAAGAGTTGTTCAAAGAGTCTTATATTCAGGTTCCAGAATCCAAAGTTGACCTAGTCGACGATCTCGTTGATCAAGTGGAAACACTTGAAGATGAGGTTAACAAAAAAACCGAAGAAGCTCTCAGCATGAGAGAAGAAGCAAATCAGATGAAGCGTACCATGGTTCTCCGTGAAGCCTCAAAAGATCTAGCTGAAACTCAAAAAGAGAAGCTTGAAAAACTCGCAGAAGGTGTTGACTTCAATGATGAAGAAACTTTTGCACAAAAAATTGCCACGCTCAAAGAAACTTATTTTGCTGAGAATGCGGAAAAAGCTGTTGAAGCAGTAGAAGCCGCAGCCGAAAAAGTAGATGAAGTGACTGAAGAGTCAGGCGATGAAACAGCAGTGGAAGTATCATCCGTCATGGAAAAATACCTTACCGCAATCAGAAACCAATCTTAATAGGGGACAAAAGTAATGTCAAATTATTACAAAAATCTTACTGAAAAGTGGGCCCCAGTACTCAACGAAGAATCTGCGGGTGAAATCAAAGATTCTTATAGAAAAGCTGTTACAGCTGTTGTTCTAGAAAACCAGGAAGCTGCACTTCAAGAACAGCGTCAGCAGATCAATGAGGCTGTGCCTAGTAACTCTACTGCTTCCATCGACAGATGGGATCCAGTTCTAATCTCACTCGTAAGACGAGCAATGCCAAACATGATGGCATACGATGTCTGCGGTGTGCAACCAATGACAGGACCAACAGGTCTGATCTTCGCAATGAAGTCGCGTTTCGGAAAAGGACAAACATCCTCAACTGAAGCTCTCTTCAACGAAGCAGATGCTGCTTTCTCTGGTGACTCAAGTGCATCAATGGGATCCAATGGACCATCAGGTCTTTCTGGTATTTCAAATGCCAACGATCCGAACTCAATCGATTCAGATCGTGTAACTAACCACAATCCAGGTGGTATGCCAACAGCTGATGCTGAAGCCTTAGGAGCCAGTGCTTCTACGTTTAACGAAATGGGTTTCACCATTGAAAAAGCGACCGTGACTGCAAAGTCAAGAGCGCTTAAAGCTGAATACAGCTTGGAACTTGCACAAGACTTAAAAGCGATTCACGGTCTTGATGCTGAGCAGGAATTATCAAATATTCTTTCTGCTGAAATCCTTGCTGAAATCAACAGAGAAGTTATCAGAACAATCAACAGCCAAGCTAAAACTGGTGCGGCAACTGGTAACACTGCAATCAACGGTATCTTCAACTTAACATCAGATGCCGATGGTAGATGGTCAGTTGAAAAATTCAAAGGCCTAATGGTACAAATCGACCGTGAAGCCAACACAATCGCAAAACAGACACGTAGAGGTAGAGGTAACTTTATCATTACATCATCTGATGTAGCATCTGCATTGTCTGCAACAGGAATGCTCGACTATGCACCAGCGATGTCAACTGCATTAAATGTAGACGACACAGGAAATACTTTCGCAGGTGTTCTTAATGGTCGAACAAGAGTATACATTGACCCATATGCAACAGTTGACTATGTAACTGTTGGTTATAAGGGAACCAATGCATATGACGCCGGTATCTTCTATTGCCCATACGTTCCATTAACAATGGTACGAGCAGTAGCGGAAGCCACATTCCAACCAAAAATCGGCTTCAAGACTCGATACGGAATGGTATCAAACCCATTCGTAGGTGCTACACCTGCTGACGGTCTAGCTGCTGCTAAATCTAACCAATACTACAGAATCTTCAGAGTGGATAACATCCTCGCATAAGAAGAGTAGTAACTACTCAACTTCAAGGGGTCTTTCGGGACCCCTTTTTTTATGTATAAATAGACTTATATAAAGAGATGAAGAGGTTTAAATAATGACAATTGACTACAACGATTATAATTTTTTTCAAGCTTCTCAGTTTGCAGTAACTATAGATAAACAAAGATTTGCTTCACTACAATACTATGCTCAGAGATTAATTCACCCTGGAATAGCTGTGAGTGGTGCGCAAGTACCTGTTTCTAGACTCACCACAATATCTATTCCTGGTGATACTTTGAATTTCGATGAGTTACAAATGGATATATTGCTAGATGAAGAGTGGAAATCTTATAGTGAATTTAATTCGTGGCTTCAGTCGCTCACACAAGAAAGAAGTGATTATACAGCCAATACTTTTATAGAATCTGACATAACAGTTGTTGCGTTTAACAGTCACAATAATAAAAGTAAAACAATTAAATATATAAATTGTGTACCTACAAGTGTTGGAGCTATTACATTTGATGCAACTGTAGGAGACACTGAAGTTATAACTTTTCCAGTAACATTTAAGATTGATTTTTTTGAGATAACGTAGGATTATAATGAATATTAGAGATGTGCCGCTTGAGAAAGGACCTATCAGAGGTCGTCACGCAGAATTAACCCCACAAGTAAAATCGTATAGAGCACTAGTTATTTTTGGAAATAGAAAAACTGGTTCAAAGAGTCTTATGCACTTCTTTTCAGGTGGTTCAATAAAAGAAAAAGAACCAGTTAATGAGTCTGCAAACTTTAATTGCAGGCTAGGGTGTGAATGGGAAGAAGTTTATACAAATATAGAGAATATGGGTTATCATATTAATCGAGATTCAGAAGACCAGAATCATTTGTTTGATAAAGAAGTAGGAATCTTCTATGATGTTTTAAAACAATATGAAGAGGATAAAGACATTGAACGTTTTAGATTAGCTATTCGAACAATAATGTCTTATAGAGTTGTTATGAGAGTTATGCCTGAAGAAGTTCCATGGGAGTTATGCGAAGAGATACTAGAGTGTTTAAATTACTTTCATTACAGTACTATATTGCTGTATAGAAGGAATAGCTACGATAGACTCTTATCTTTTTGGTATCATACTAATAAAAATGCTCCGGTTGATGTAGATAAACTTCTAAAGAATGAAAAGTATACTAGAGACGTAAACATAAAGTTATGGGCGTACATGAAAAGATGTAGTTGTAGGTATGCTTCAGTGTCTACTGAGGATATATTCTCAGTATCCGATCCATCTATATTACATATTACGTTTAGATACCTATATTATGCACTTTGGGATTTTACAAAACTGCTAAACTATGGTATAATAGTATATAGGAAAAATTATAAAGATATGGAAGGAATCGAAGAACTTATGAAAAGATTACCAGAAATTGGTAAGAAACCTACGTTCTCAAATACACATGTCGATATATAGGAGTATATTATGAATCTAGAAGAAATCTTAACAAGTTGGGAAGAAGACGGAAAAGTAGATAGTTTAGATCTTGCAAGATCTTCAGTAGATACTGCTAAGCTGCATGCCAAGTATTTAAAACAACTATCTCTTGCAAAACTTCAACTAAAAAGAGAACAACTCGCACAAAAAACTTTATTAAAAAGTAAATGGCTGTACTACAATGGTAAAATGAGTCATGATGAAATAGAGGCAAAAGGCTGGCCTTTTGATCCTTTTGATGGATTGAAGGTCATGAAAACAGACATGAATTATTACTATGATTCAGATATAGATATACAGAAGAGTGAAGAAAAAGTTGCGTACTTTAAAACTATCGTTGAAACTCTACAAGAAATTGTAGACACTATTAGATGGCGTCATCAAACAATTGGTAATATTATAAAATGGAAGCAATTTGAGTCAGGTGGATAAAATAATTTTACAGAAAAACAACCATAGTAATATGTCTATAGGTTGTGATCACGGAGTTGCTGCAGAATTAAGTGACTTCTTTTCATTCTTTGTTCCCGGATATAAGTTTATGCCTCTCTACAGAAATAGAGTCTGGGACGGAAAGGTGCGTTTGTTCAATGCACAAAGTAAAGAACTACCGTGCGGATTACTTCCATACGTAAAAGATTTTGCTAAGAAAAGAAAATATGAGATAGAATATGAAGATAGTGACTATGGTCCTCCAGAGTCTTTTAATGAAGTAGATCCTAAAGAGGTTATGGACTTTATAAAAAGTTTAGATCTTCATAATGGAGGACAACCTATAGAAATAAGAGACTATCAGTTCAATTCTATATGTGAAAGTATAAAAAGAAAAAGAGCAGTCCTACTTTCTCCTACTGGATCTGGTAAGTCATTGATGATCTATGCATTGACTAGGTTCTGGACACTTAAAAATTTAAAAACAATCATAGTAGTTCCTACTACATCTCTAGTAGAGCAGATGTATCAGGACTTCAAAGAGTATGGTTGGAATGTCAAAGAGCATTGTCATAGAGTCCGTGGTGGTATAGAACCCGCTACTGACAAAGATGTGACAATAACCACATGGCAGTCAGTATACAAACTACCAAGACAATACTTTGCAGACTTCGGTGCTATCATAGGTGACGAAGCACATCTATTCAAAGCAAAGTCATTGACTAGTATTATGAATAAACTGTATGACTGCAAATACCGCGTTGGTTTTACAGGTACATTAGACGGAACAGAAACAAATCGCTTAGTGCTCGAAGGTGTATTTGGCACGGTCAACAAGGTTACTAAGACAGAAACACTTATCAGAGATGGTCACTTGTCTGAGTTCCAGATAAAAGTATTGATACTAAAGCATAAGAGAAAACCATTTGATACCTACCAAGAAGAAATGGATTATCTTGTAGAGCATGAGCAAAGAAATAAATTTATACGTAATCTAGTTTGTGAC